ATTATTTGGAATTGATGAAGGTTTGACGTTAGGAAGTGGCATATGAGAAGATAGATACTGCGTTGGATTTTATTAACATTGAGAATATTCTGACTCAGTTCAGAAAGTGATTTATCAATATTTTGGATAGAAGAGAGTAGTGTCTTCGCACCAGAATCATCTACTTTACCAAAAGCTTTACTTAAGCTCTGTACTTCTGATACAATATTTGATAGTTCTTTCGATAAATTCTCAAACTGTTTAAAATCACCTGTTCCTTTACCAAGAGAATCAAGCATTTTTTCGAGATTAGAAATTACACTAGATAATTTCTTTTCATCAATATTAAATTTAATTGTATATTCTCTACCCTCAACAGTATCTAATCTGTCTTGGACTTGTTTCATATCTTTAAGCAGTTTTTCTACATTTGATTTAATTTCTAAATCGTACTGATATGTACCTGGCATTTCCTACCTCACTTTCTTAAAATTTGTTCTATTTTTTTATTGATAATGTCATCCAAGCGACCTCCAAATCCGCTTTCAATATCTCGTTCAACATACATATATGGAGGCAATGATTGATGTTTCATCCACTGACCATAACCGTGCTGACCACCCATAAACATATAATCAAATGCAAGACTGGCGTTTAATTTCTGATGACTACCTTTTTTATTAGAATATTTTCCGTCTTCTCTTGGCGCATCATAGGTATTTCCCCAACCATATCCAGCCCAACCGATATAATTATCCATTGCACCTGAATCAACCGAAAAACGAAGAACATTTCCTTTTCCTCGTGTTCTTGTAGAATCAAGAATTTTCATGAAGTTGTATGTTCTTTCATAAGACTGTGGAGTATAGTCGTTGTACCAATCTATCAATGAATATCTGACAGATTCTTTTAGAAGTTCATTTGCTTGTGGTGCGACTTCTTCTGCAATATGATTTTCAATTCTGTCTAACTTCTTTTTAAAATCTGCATATATATTTTTTGCCAATTTCATCACCTCCAAAAATTTTCACTATAATTTCACTATTTTTACACTAAAATAGGAGAGTAGTATTACCACTCTCCATAAGAAAAGCCCTATACGCTTTGACACGTATAGAGCCTAAATATTAACCATTATGTATTATTCCATATATCATCCCGATTAATCCGAATACAAAATAATAATGAGTAGGAGTCAATGTAAATGAAACAAGTGGTTGTAAAATTTTAATACAAATATCATCAACATTGAACCATGAAAGAAAACGTCCACATAAAAGTCCATATAATATTCCGATTATCATTTCTTCTTCCTTTTGAATAAATCACTCCAATCAAATAATCCAGAAGTGGTTGTATTTATATTACGAGGTACTAACTTAACTTTGTTTTTCTTTTTCTTTTTAGACATACATAATCTCCTCATGAAATTTGAATTTCAATTATTTATTCCAATCTCTATGTCCATAATATTCTTCTAAAGATTTACTTGTCATAGTAGCCATTTCACATTTTGTACCTAATAATTCCTCAAGTACAAATGGGAGTTCATCAATTAAAACATGTTCTGGTTTCTTATCAATTTTATCGCACCAAAAATCATCATCTAAAAATTCTGCAACTGTATAAACAGCTATTTTCTTATTTGTGATTTTTTCTGCACGTCTTTCAATATCTCTCTTCATAGTTCTACACAACGTAATAATTGGACAACCTGTTTTAACAGCTTCAATAATAATATTTGTTGTCTTGCCACAACCTCTTGGTAAATTCATAATTTCCATACTTATACCTCTTTAAAATTTGCGGTACTGCTAAGTTTATAATCATCAAGAATCTTTCTCAACTCATCATTGGATAAACTATCAATTTTCTTATTCACAACATCAACAAGTGGTTTGAGAGTAACATTTGCCAAATCAGAAATCCTTCCAATCTGTTTGCTAATAAACGCCTGAGTAGTTGTCTCATTGAACTGAGTATCTGACTGTTTCATTGTTAAAATGGTCTTAAACTCACTCAATTCACTCATAGGAATAAGTGGATCGGCTTTATCAGAACCAACCATTAAAATATCGAGTAAGCCAGATGATTTAAGTGCATCATATCCCTTAATGAATCCTTTATCATCCTCGTCAATCTTAAGGTCGGTATATAATTCAATAACGGCACGACAAAACTGTACATACTGAGCAACAGAATTGATTCTAATCTTATCTGTTTTACGATACTTTGTTTTTCCATTGTCATCATAAGCTTCCTGCTCAAATGTTGTTTTATCTACAATTAACTGTGCGTAAGCATCTTTCTTGATAATTGATATATATGGTGTAATTTTAACATTTTCCTTAATAAATCTATCCTTTAACTGCTGAGTTGCCATGTTGTTGTATCTTTCTACAAATTCTAAAATTTTCATATTCCTTTGTCTCCTTTACAAATGTGACTCGTTGACAAACTTCTGAATGTCATATGTATATCTAGTTCGTTTTTTTCTGCTATTTATTTGAATAGCGTTATTATTTTTCAAGTCGTTAATATTAAACGACTTCTTATTTATATTCTCCATCATCTTTACGAAATCACAGATTTCTATAAAGAATGTGTCGTTATTTTCGTTCCTAAAATTACAAATAAATCCTGCGACAAGATTATGCTCACTTGCTTCTTGCAGAGATTTAATCTGATTATCTCTAATCATTGATAATGGCAGACTTGTTGATTGAGTCGATTTTAATTCGAGCAAATACAATGTTCTTGAATCATCATCAAATAGAAGATAATCACAAATATTACTACTAGCAAATCTAGTATTATTTCCATTCCCAAACGATGCTGCATTATCCCTGAAACGATAAATCCAACACGTATTTGGGACAGAATCTTTAATCGACTGTTCAAAAATCTTTCCTGGATTCTGTGCTATTTCCTTTCACTCCTTTACATAACAAAAGAGCAGCTTCCGAAGAAACTGCTCTTTCTTTTAATAATATTTAATTGTTACTTTAATTGTGCTTATACCACTAATTGCATAGGATATAGTTCCCACTTACTATTGGGATATTTGTCAGCATTATTAGTTACTATCTTGTGAACCTCTTCAAGACTTGCAACATTAGTGTCAATATGTATAACCTTACCGCCAGTTATACATAATTCCTCACATATTAAGTTAAAATACATTTTATTTCCTCCTCAATGTTTAATACAAAATAATTCATATATATCAACATTAAGAACGTGAGAGAGAGTAATAGCATTGCTAAGAAGTATATCCTTTGTGTTTCCATTCTCAATTTTATTTAGAGCTGCAACAGATATTCCGCTAAGTCTTGATAACTCTTGTAATGTTAATGCCTTCTGATTTCTATAATACCACAGTTTATTTTCCATAATGTTAATATGTGTATGTATATTTTGTTTATACAAATTTTATCATGGTAAATTTTTACTGTGGTAGAAATTTAATCTTCTTTAATTGGCAAAGCCATTACTTCAGGAATTATTTTTCCTTTAATTGAATGATTGCCACCACAAGCAATATATGTGTCTGCTAATAATTGAAATGTTTCTAATCCTGCTCTTGTAATATATTTTTGTGCCATAAATTTACTATGTAGATTATAAAGTTCAGCACCATATTGCACAATAATTCTCTGATTAGTTTCTTTTTCATTTATATCTAAAGACTTTTTAATATCATCTATACCTCTGGATATTTTTTGAATTTCTTGGTACTGCCAATTATCATGTTTTTCAAGCGTTTTAATACGATTTTCAACAGTTTCTTTATCTTCTTCGTTTCCTGTTTTAATGCGAAATTTCTTTTTAAAATAACCGAATATTTCGAGAATTTCCTTGGCTGCAAATAAGATGGCAAAGAACCCAAGAATGACTAATAAATAATCAATCTGTGCTAAATTCTGTATCTCCTGCACTCATATGCACCATCCCTTCTTTACTTTTTTAAAAAATTCTTGAAGGCTTCATACAAACCAGTAGAAGCAAGACCAGATACAAGTCCACCAAGTAAAATTTCAGGTGTGAAGCTCATATTCATCCATGTGTTTAATGTAACACCAAGCACTGCCATAATCAGTGGAATATACTTATTAACCACATCCGCTGTAACAATATTTTTTAATACATATCCTACGCATAAGCAAATACCAACGATAATCGGTACTGTAAAATTTGTTAAAAATGATAAATCTGTCATAATTTTAATCCTCCTTATAAGTACAATTGCACCATAATTTATATAACTCGTTCATTTCTTTAGATTTTCTCCAAACAAATACAACTCTTTTATTTTGACCAGGGATTATATCAACAAGTTATCCCTTTGATAGCTGAGAATTAAGATACATGTAATTTTGTGCCATATTAGGGATAAATCTAACATCTTCAGTATCATATTCCCAATCAAATACATCACTATATTCTTTTATTTCCATTCACTCCTTTTTATATCAAAGCGTAAAAAATAGGCTATACTGAATACTGAATAGTAAACGGTATAGCCTACAATTTTACAAACTTACTATTCATTATCATTATTTTTTACCACTTTATTTGTTTTTGTGGATTGAGGTTTTGTTTTACTTGTTTCAGCAATTTTATCTTCTGCCATAATTTCCTCTATAATTTTTTTAACATCTTTGTCGAAATTATTTAACTCTGTCAAATCACATTCCGACAGTTCTGCTTTTGCTTTTGCTTTATCTTTTGTTAAATTGTAATTGTAAATCGCAAGATAAATTATGTAATGCGGAAGAGTGTCCGTAATTGTACGCCACGGCAAGAAAGATTTAATATTTTGACAAGTATGACAAACTCTGTACGGTTTTCCACAAATCGCACAAACTGCATTGTTTTCTAATGCCATATATTGTTCCTCCTAAGAATGAAACCCCCGCTTGGTAACAGGGGTTTTATATTAAATTAATCTTCAGATACTAAAATATCAAATAAGTTGCCATCTGCACCGCAATATTCTTTGTTTAAAACGTATGAGGCTGGATGTTTACCATCAGATTTAAGAGAGAGTTCTACACTTGATGGATCAATCTGCGCTCTTGGACAACGGATAATACCTGCATATACTAAGTTTTTGTTACATGGATCGTGGAAGATTGCATGAATAAGAAGCGTTTTAACTTCAGGTACACCATCAGTTCTCTTAACAACTTGAACCGCAGTAGTTGTTTCCTTTTCGTAGTTTACAAACACACGACCTGTTGTACCTTCTGGAAGAGTAATCGTTCTATTCTGTGCATCAATCGTGAACTTACCATCGCCCTTTGTAGCAGAAACCACATAAGTATCACCGAAGGTATTATTATCGTTGATAACTTTCACGTATTTAACTTCTGCACCCTTTGTACCAACTGGAACGTATTTAAGTTCAACTGTAGCACCTGCACCAATTGAAATTACTTCAGATACAGGCATCTTAATTTTACTTGTTGAACTTGCAACAGTCTTTGTTGAACCAAACTGAGATGCAGCAAGGTCAAGAGAGAAGAGTGAGTTAGTAAACTCAAATGTAGCCTTCTGAGCAGTATAAAATGTCTGAATAGGTGTACCCATAGCATCTGTAACATCGGTGCTATCCGCACTTGTTTTAAGAGATGGATCTTCGACCTGTGTATATCTACCAGTAAGTTCCATTGTTGCAGGATCATATTCTTCTACCGATCTAATTCTTTCAAGAATTAATTCATTTGGATTAAAAGCCATTTGTTTTTCCTCCTTTTATTTGATTTTTTGGCAAATAAAAAAGAACTCGATTAATCGAGTTCTCCTATCCAATCTAATTGATTTTTGTCTACTTCTTTTAAATTAACTCCGTAACCAGAGTATCCAGATTGAAGTAATAAATCTGAATTTTTTATTTTAGAAATCCTTTTTACAGAATCCATGAATGCATTAATTTTCATATCCCAAACTTGAGAGTGATTGTATTTAAAACCCTCGCTATTGACCATTGCAGAAATAAGATTCTTGAGTTTAGAATGATATTCTTTACTTCTATTTCTATCTAATTCTTCTTTTGCATCTTCAATAAGTATCATTTTCGTAGAATCGTTTGCTGGGATTTGCAAATCACGCTCAATAAAATGAGATTTACATAAATAATCAATAATTAATTCGTAAGTATATTCATCAAATAAAACTAATTCATTATTAATTATTTGACACAACACAATAGAATCATCTTTTCTTTTTTTAAGAGTAAATTTAGAAAAGTCTAAATCACCAAATAAAATCTTTGTTCTATCTTTTGGGAATAGCTTAAACAATAACGAATAAAATAATTGATATGGGGTTATTGTCGTGTAATCAAATTGATTAAAGCTATACCATAATTGCGCTTTCATAGATTGAGGTGTAGCAGTAAAATTATACAACATAGACCAATAACTCTGTTCTCCATAATCGCATATTTCCCCCAATGTTGGTTGATGTATTTTTATATATTTTGAAACAACAAAATCTTCTCCTCTGTAAATTTTTAATTCGTCATTCTCAAAATATTCTTCTTTTCCTACTGCCAATAATCATTATTCCTTATATAAGAATCTTCTTTATAAGGTGTACAAACTATGCTATTAGAATCATAAATTTGAAATACTAATGTCCTTACAACATAATTACTATCAATCGTTGATTCCTTTGAGGAGACTAGCTTTGTTTGTAGACCAAATATACTTGACCAATTAAATCGTTCTCTTATAATAGAAGCAATTAAATCATGACGTTGTAAGCCAGTAAGTTTGTCTACTCTGTCTCCACCATGCACAAATATCGTGAAAGTAATTTCGGTATACTTGTACATTGGAGAATATCTTGGAAGTTCATCAAAACCAACTTGGTAACAAAGATAATGTTTAACTTCTGTCTGCGTATCTGGAATAAATAATGAAGAACGAATATTAGAATTTTCACCGAAGTATCGATCCCATTCGCCGAGAGGTTCATACTCCTTTGTTTCTTTATTCCACTCCCAATTTATATTTCCATTTTTATCAAACAATTCAGATTCAAGTTCTGTTTCATTTAATGCGTATAATAGACATGGGTTTGATAATAAAGCGTTTTTGATTTTTTGCTTATATAAAATATTATCATCGTCAGGAGTAATTCTATATGCACGAAGTTTATTCAACAAATCATTCTTTGTAACTAATTTTTCTGCCATAAAACACCTCCTATTCAACTAATTCCAACGATAGAATTTCAGATTCAATCGGCAAGTTATCCTTAATAATTTCGCACTTCACAGACAGTATTTTGCCGATAGTAGAAGTGTCATTAGGAAACTTCACTTTCTTTTGGTTGTACTCTGTACCAGCTCGCCAAGTTACTTTATCAGTCAAATCTTCGTTATCAATAGAGCAAGTCCATGTATATGTTGCGTCAGCATACTCAGTTGTAATATCTTCATTGGAATCGCTAAATAGATTTACTGTAAGATTTTTATAAGAGCCACCAACTTTGATCGTTGAAGTAGATGCTAAAATTCTTGCTGTGATAGAAGATGGTGGAGTGGTTGGGGTAGTCGGATCTGTTGGGGCGATTTCTGAATCGAAATAATTCGCATACATTTCGCCTGTTTCAAGATTGACATAATCGGTATGCTCATTAAAGAAACCACTATAAATAGTTAATTTCTGTATCCCGAATGGCTGAACATTTTCACATTTTGTCACAGTCCACGCTGATGGGTGATCAGATAATGTACTTACCAATAATCGCATGTTCTTGGAGTCCTCAGATGTGTACCAAAATTTACTGGTAATATCATTCATCGGCAACCAAATTTTATCCTGATTATCGACATGCGTTATGTATCGGTCAGTGTAAGTACCAATCGTATCAATATGTTACTTTATTGGTTCGTTAGTCCAATAAAGATAAAATTATAAATTTATGCTACAGTATATTCTATGTATCTATCATATTTTCTTTGAAGATACAAATCTGCATCTTTATACATCGAATTCATAAGTTTAACGGCAGAAGTGCCACTTAAACTCGCAACTTTTGTTATTCCATTATGACAAGATGCATCATATATACCACAGTAAATACCAAGTTCTTTTTCAACTATTTCTTTAACTCTTTTACAAAATTTTTCAGTAGAAGTAATTGTTAATGTAATATGTTTATTATTTTCATTTTTTATATAACGATAAACACTGCCGTCACCGTCATAATAACCACGCAAGAAGTGAGAATATAATTCTTCTGATATATCGGGAAATTCTAAAACAAGACTTTTATTTCTTACAGCACCTAACTTCTCTAAAGAGCTACATAAATGTCTACTATTCATATTTAATGTACACATATTATTATATGAATAATTCTTTTCGCTTTTTCGATTAGATTGGTCTATTATTTTCAAAGGGTTATTACTTTCAATTTCTTTGTTTATATCTTCTAATAATTTCCTATCGCTTTCTTGCAAAGAAATACAAGCAGTTCCTTTTGGTGGAAAATTACAGCCATCCGCAAAAAATAAACCTAATACATATGCCTTATTTGGGGTGTCGATATGGTCAAAATATTCTTCATTTAAATGATATTTTCTTTGACCATTATTAACACGTTTAATTCCAAACTCATCTAAGATATGACAAATCTTATTATAATTACATCCCATAATTTCACCTATCTTAGTTGTCGATAATTTATCTTCTACATATAATCTAGCAATTTCTTCTTTTTGTTCTTTTGTAAAAACTATTTCATTATAATTTGGTATTCCGTTTTTCATTGCTTATTCCTCCTAAAAATTGCAATATAAAAAGACGGTAATCTACTTATTAGGAGTAAGTAGAAGTGGTTTGCAACCCACTGTCCCGTCTAATTAACTATTCTCTGTTTATAATTTTATTTTCTCTATGTCTCCATAGAAGTTCAGAGCACATCAACGCCATATCCATAATGGACTTAGGCGGTTTCCATTAACCCACTTGGGTACATGCTCGTTGAGCGTTGTCCTGTTCGGACTTTCGCTGCTGATTATTACTTGTCAACAACACTTAGCACATCAATATGATGCTTTTATTTCAGCATATGTCATCCAATTACTTTTTTCTGTCTTTCGACCACATTCACGCCTAACTATATTTCATGTTTACGTTGTAGTGTAATTGGCTTTGTAAACTTCCAGCATAAGGAAACTTTCGACACACTGTTTCCAGTATGAAGCGCATAATCTACGATGATTGCATTCTTAACACAGACCACATACGTCTTTTAATTCTTTGAGTTCCATTTTTCTCAACCCACATTAATTCATAATTTGCCGGCAAGACAAGATATTTTGGAAACTGATTTGCATTTTCTTTTCTACAGATTAACCATTTATGATAAACACCTCTATCGTCAGGAATATCACACCACATCCCGATCGGAAATTCGCTATTATAACGAGCATGAATTTTCTCGAAATAAAACAAGTTATCACCATCTTCAAATGACAATTTCTGACTTGGTTTAAATTGGATATAATGTTCTACTTCATCTTTGTCCATTGAC